TGAACTAAACTAGCTGATGCGCCAAAAGGGGCTATTAATGCATCTCCTAAGCGTTCATCTTTATTTTTACTTACATATCTTGGAGGAATTATCATATCTCTTGCATCAGCTATACCTAAATTTGCTATTGTTTCTAAACCCATATAACCTAAATCACCATAAATACCTAATAATCCAGAATGGTCAACAACTCTTGCCATAGTTTCTATTGGGTCTTTATCTTCAAAAAACCAATCTCCATATTTTAACCATAATGATACATATGATAATGATAATAAAGATATTGCACCTTGTATTTTATGCGCACGCATTGGGTCTTTCATTGCTTTTAATATTTTATTGTTTGCACCAAAGGCAAAGTTCATAAACAAAAATGGTGCTGTCATAATACCACTATCTATACGCACATAATCAATATTACCTACAGAAGCACGTTTATCTATTTTAAGTTGTGTTGGAAATTTTTTTCTTATACTTCTAAATAATGGATTATCTTTTATATATAATACACCATCAACAATTCTTGGTTTATCAAATGCTTGTCCCCATACAATAGTATTAGAATTATGTTGCGCTACTGCATTTCTAAATCTTCTTACATACTCTCTTGCTTGTGGTGTGTTTACACTCCACTCAAGAGTATTTGCAAATTCCATTTTTGATTGTAAATGTGTTTCTGTTGGTGCTTTAGATACAAATTTAGCAAATTGTTCATCAAATCCATAACGCATAAGAAACTCTTTATCAAAGTCTGTAGCAGTACCATTAGACCATTTACGAGATAGTTTAATAAACTTATTGCTTACTAACATTCCATTTAAAAATTTACCACCATACGTTATTGGCCCTAGTCCATTTAATGTATAAAAAAGTTTGTTACCTTTTTCGATAACCTTTTCTACAAATGTAGGTTCTAGTCTATTTAGTTTATCTTCAAGCACAAATCTTCTTGTAGCAGATAATGACCAATCCCAGATCTCATTCATAGCATTCATTTCTTTTCTAAATGCTCTATTAAAAGTCATATCACTAAATGCATTAATGCCAGCTTTTAATGTGTCTTGCGCACCATGCGCAAAAATTACACTACCAGTATCAGATATAGCAGCCACACCTGCTTGCCCTAAATAAGCCCAACCAGTCCAAGCACTTAACGCTTTTATTGCCTGATTACTTAAAGATGTTGGGTCGCGTCTTAAATTTCCTACTGCCCTATCAAACTCACCAACCCAATCTACTACAACCTTTGCAATATATTCATCACTTTTACCCTCAGCTTTAAGTATACTTTTAATTTCATCTATTATTTCTGATGGTGTTCTGCCATTATAATTTTCTGCAAATGCAATACGTGTACCCATTTTTTCTAAATAATTATAAATGACATCTTTGCCTTTATGTAAAAATTTAGACGCTTGCCATTCTGCAAGATTAGTTTTTCTATGTCTTAAATGTTTATCTGCAAATTTATCCATAAGTTTTAAATCAAAAAATTCTTCAAACTCTGAGCCTTCTTCATTCATTATTCTTGCAACAGTTCTTTCTGCATCTTCACGCGCGCTTACGCCCACAGGTTTTGCATTAGGCATTAATATCTTACGTTCTTTTTCATAATGTCTGGTAAGGAGTTCTGTAAATTCTTCTCTTGCTGTATCATCAGATAATATTCTTTTGTCGTAATACATTGGAAAAGTAAATTTTCTATTTGTAGGTTTTACTACATTTCTTTTTAATGCTTTTAATGCATTTGCTTTTACGTCTAATTGCACTCCTATTTCTATTAATTTTGGAGGTGATTGTTCTACTTTACTAGATTCTTTTAATAATTTTATTTCATCTTCTAATCTTGCTATTTCAAGTTTCATAGACTCTTTGCCTTTAAATGCACCACTTGCATGAGCATCATCATCTATTTCACGAAAGAATGTTTTTAAATAATCAATACTTTCACGTTCTGCTTTTGTTAAAGATTGTTTTGTTTTTCTTTTTAAAGTTGCTGGTGCATCTTTTGATGCAACAATAAGATATTTATCAACCATTGTTTCAAACCATGTATCAAAATCAAGTTGTTTATTTCTATCTTGCAATGCAATTTCTTGTATATCACTAATTACTTGATTTGATTTACCTCTAAATGATGCTAACTTTATATTCATAGATTGAAAGCCATCAAAGTTTCTGTTTCCTGTTATTGCTACAGAACCATTGTATATCAATCGACCAAAAAAACCTTTTATTGTATTGTTTAATCCTTTTTCTGACATACGTTTTGCTGTTGGACTTTGAATAATAGAACTATCTATTGAATAATTTATTGATTCATAATCCTTTTGTTTCATGTTTTGTTTGCTTAATGGGGCTTTACCATCATCTAATTTGCCATGCGTAATTTTATAACCATTGCGTAATTTATTTAATTTATTTTCTGTTGATTGTAAGCGCTTAAGACTACCACCCATTGCATGACCTAATGCACCAAACGCGCCACCTAATATTACAGGTGCAGATAAATTACCTACAATTTCTTGTGTTGTATCTCCTACCTCAAATGGCGCGCGCCTTAATTCAGAAACTGCACCAAAACCTGCTCCTACTTGCGCACCTTTTTTTACTTTTTGAAGCATACCTAAACCTTTAGCTGGTGCTAATACTGCATTTAGACCTGGAAAAAACATTAGCATCATAGCAGGGTCAAAGAATCCTGCAGCTATCATTGAAGTTATTGGTGCATTACTTGCATCTTGTCGTCTTTTATTAGAATATTGTAGTCTGTTTTCAATGTATCTTAAATGCTCTAGATTTTTCGCGCGCGCTAAATCTTTATAATATGGCAAAAATTCCTCTTTTACATGATCTGCAGCATTAAATTGACTGTCAAACTTTACTTTGCCAAATCTATGCGCTTCTTGAAAGTGCTCAATAAGTGGCATATTGAAGTAAGCTACATTCGCTTTAAAACCATCATACCAACTTACAGGCTCATTAATATCTTTGCCATCAAATTCTTCGTCTATTACTATATCTTGTCTATACATTATACTTTAATTATTTTTTTGTTTTTCTTTTTGTTTTTTTATTTCTTCTTCTCTTGCTTTTCTTACTTTCTCACTAACATCTTTTGATGCTTTCTTTCTCTTTTCTTCTTCTGTAAGTGTACCAGTAGCAAAAAGTGATGGTGATTTAACTCCCTCTTTTCGTAATATGCTTTCCATTCTAAGTCTTTCTTTATTTCTTTCTGCAATAATATTAGCTTTTTGTTTTCTATCTCTTAATATTTGCAAACCACCAATTCTTGTTGGGTTTAAGTTTTTATCTAATATTACTAATCCATCTTCATCAACAACAACGTAAGATGGTAGATTAGGATTACTTGTATAGTCTGGAACAAGACTAGCATTTTTTCCTATTACATATTCTTTATCAAGATGACCTTTATTTAAAAGAGATTTTAATAATGTATCACCATTGATTTTCATTCCAAAAATTTCATCTTGTGTATAA